GGGAAGAAGTATTCCGATGCGGATTATGTTGCCACGCAGACATTTCCACAGGATTATGACTTTATGGACCAGTCTGCCGCGTATGTCTGTGGGATGAGTGTGCCGCCGGTGATGATGGCACAGATTTCCGGTGCAGTTTATGAGCAGTGGCTGAAATGGCTGTAAGGGGCTGGTTCTATGGCAATGAGAAAACTGAAAAAGTATAAACCGACGAAGTTCCGGGCAAGGGGAAGCAAATATAACAAGGACGCTGCTGATTTTGCTGTGGCGTTTATTGAGAGCCTTTGCCATACGAAAGGAACCTGGGCGGGGAAGAAGTTTGAGCTGATCGACTGGCAGGAACAGATTATCAGGGATCTGTTCGGGACTTTGAAACCGAACGGGTACCGGCAGTTCAATACGGCGTACATTGAGATTCCGAAGAAACAGGGAAAGTCAGAGCTTGCGGCAGCGGTTGCACTTCTGCTGACCTGCGGGGATGGGGAAGAACGTGCAGAAGTTTATGGATGTGCGGCAGACCGGCAGCAGGCCTCCATTGTTTTTGAGGTGGCTGCCGATATGGTCAGGATGTGTCCGGCTCTGAACAAGCGTGTGAAGATCCTGGCATCCCAGAAGAGGATCATTTACCTGCCGACCAATTCCTTTTATCAGGTTTTGTCGGCAGAGGCGTACAGCAAGCATGGATTCAACATTCATGGAGTTGTGTTTGATGAACTGCATACCCAGCCGAACCGGAAACTTTTTGATGTTATGACAAAGGGATCCGGTGATGCCAGAATGCAGCCTTTGTATTTCCTGATTACGACTGCCGGGACAGATACCAATTCCATCTGCTATGAGACGCACCAGAAGGCAAAGGACATTCTGGAGGGAAGGAAGATTGATCCGACTTTTTATCCGGTGATTTATGGTGCGGATGAGACAGATGACTGGACGGATCCGAAGGTCTGGAAGAAGGCGAACCCAAGCCTTGGAATTACAGTCGGGCTGGATAAGGTTAAGGCAGCCTGTGAGTCTGCAAAGCAGAATCCGGGCGAGGAGAACAGTTTCCGGCAGCTGAGACTGAACCAGTGGGTGAAGCAGGCAGTACGATGGATGCCGATGGAAAAGTGGGATAAATGTTCGTTTATGGTGAATGAGGAAGAACTGGAAGGACGTGTCTGTTATGGCGGTCTGGATCTTTCTTCCACTACGGATATTACAGCATTTGTACTGGTGTTTCCGCCGCAGGACGAGGATGATAAGTTTCAGGTTCTGCCGTATTTCTGGATTCCGGAAGAAACACTGGATTTAAGGGTAAGGCGTGACCATGTGCCCTATGATGTCTGGGAGAGGCAGGGCTTTTTGCAGACGACTGAGGGAAATGTGGTGCATTACGGATATATTGAGAAGTTCATTGAAAGACTGGGTGAAAGGTTCAATATCCGGGAGATTGCTTTTGACCGCTGG